GTAATACAGGTTGACTTTGTGCCTGTAAAATTATATACTAAACGCTTATGCAAATTTTAACGCTCGACAACTCCCCTTATGATCTCAACCAACTACCAGACGAAGTAGATGACATGAGGTTTGCAATACTAGACAATAGTGATCCCTCCAACCCTGACTACCATTATATTCCACTAATCTTTCTTGAAAGTTTTAATGCGCCTGCACTAGTATTACAAATTGGTAAACAAAAGATCAAAATGCCCATTGACTGGCAGGTGTTGATTGGAGAACCTGAGATAGGCGACCTAGAAATGCTGCCGTTGACAGCCATTAATGATCGTGGCTTCAAGGTGTTTCAATTCAATCCGCTCAGCAGCTTTCGCCCCAGTTTTCCTACCATTGAAATTGTTGATGTATACCAAGAAGTTGCTTGGTATGCGCCTAAATTAAAAAATGGGCAAATGTTAGCAGTGCCTATTACCGAAGGCGACAAACCTGACTGCATTTATTTTGTTAAAGATATCAGTCGCAATTGCGAGATTGTCGACTACAACAAGGCTTGGTAATCATGGGATCACTTACTCCTGGTGCTGCTTTTATCTACGAGCGTGTGGGTGACGAAATATATGCTCGAGAGTCTGGTGCAGTTGAACGAACTTTGGTCGGGTATGATCAAAAGTACGATCCGAGAACTACAGATGGACGTCCTTTACGTGAGCTCCTGTTGGAAGATAAGTTGTGGGGCAACATCCGTCGAGCAGCCCAGACCAATCCTGCTTTACAAGATGCCCTGGACCGTGCTATAATGATCTACAATCTAAGCAAAACAAATGACTGACAAACTAGATATCGGCAATGAGATGCGGCAGTTTGATCGCAAGAACAGAAAATTCTACGACGAACTCACAGAAGAAGAGCGCAAGAAGTTCAGCAACTATCTCATGATCAGATGGGGCAGCAGTGTTGAAGGCTCAAGAGAATTACAAGAATTTTACTTGATAGCGACCAACGAGCGTCTCAACAAGCATTTTTTCAGCATGAGCCGCCACCCTAAATTGCAGTGGCTCATGGCCACAAGTGTAAGTCCTGGCATGGGCACACCACGGCACAACTGGATCAGTCTGAAGAAAAAAGAACCCGGTGCTGGCAGCATGAAAAAACAATTGGCAGAGTTGTTCCCCAATCTCAAAGACGACGAAGTTGAGCTACTGGCAGAAATAACTACCAAGAAAGAACTTAGTCAATATTTGAAAGACCTTGGCAGAGACAAATGATCATTACCCGATTAGTAACCAATGGCTGTAGCTACATGCGAGGTCTGGCCCGCGGTAATGGACATATTGAATTGGCAAATAGTTTACGTATTAAGCACTCACAAGATTTGTCACTCGCGGGCAGTTGCAACAATCGAATAATTAGATCCACTCTCAAAGACAGCTTTAGTACAACTTGCCCGACTCTATACATAATTGGGTTGTCGTTTTTTAGTCGCAGCGAACTACCAATAGCCAGAGATTTCGATGACTTTGAAGGACACTGGCTTAGTATTCAAAATCAAACACCGGCCGAAGACCACTGCAAACCACAATGGGCCATCACAGATTCCCAGGATTACTTGAAACTTCGTTTTAAATACCAAAGTCTGGGGTTTGTTGATATGTTTGAAGATCTAGCGATTAGATTAACAAGCATGATCAATGATCTAAAAAGTAGAGGACATGATGCTGTGGTGTTTAACCAGGTTGAAAAGTCACATTTGAAATTTTTAAATCCTGGCCAACTTGATATTTTCAAAGCTGTTCCGCAAGTGATCGATCAACTCAAATGGGCTGCAGTTCCTTGGCAATTCCAACAAGGAGTTCGTCCAGACCCTCGAGATCAAAATGAAGATCTAGACGTTAGACATCCAGCCATCGGCGAACACCAAGTTTTAAACAAATTTTTAATCAAACACATTCAAGAGAACCTACTTCTAAAATGACACATACTTGCAAGTATTGCAACAAAAGTTTTGCTCGAGAAGCTACCCTAGCAGTGCATGTGTGCGAGCAAAAACGTAGATATCAGACCCAAGGAGAACCCGGAGACAGACTGGGATTCATGGCGTATCTTCGGTTCTATGAACTATCTCAGGGACAGAGCAAAAATAAAACATTTGAAGATTTTGCAAAAAGTCCGTATTATCGAGCATTTGTAAAGTACGGTCGTTACTGTGTTGACACCAAGGTAATCAATCCCAGTCGTATGATTGAATGGTTGTTGAAAAACAACAAAAAAATTGACAACTGGTGCAGTGATAAAATTTACACAGAATATCTTCTGGATCATTTACGAGTTGAAAATGTCAGTGATGCATTGTCACGAGCAATCGAATACAGTATGACATGGGCAGAACGAACAGGGAATCCTGCACACGACTGTCTCCGTTATGGTAACACCAATGCAGGGTGTCATGCTATAGTAACAGGACGTATCAGTGCATGGGTAATTTACAATAGTGAGTCAGGACAAAAGTTTTTGAGCGATCTTAATCCAGGACAAGTTGCAATGATTTGGTCCTACATTGATACAGATATTTGGAATCAAAAGTTTCGAGATTATTCTGAAGATCAAAAATATGCACAAGAAATACTAACAAGAGCAGGATGGTAACATGATTAGAAACATTACAGGTGGTGCAGGCATACAGGTCTCGGGCAGTGTGTACAATGCGCCTTATATTGACACCACTAGAGCCAGTGCTGGTATGGTTCGTTACATTGGCGGCAATCTTGAAGTTTACGATGGCAGCTCATGGTTGCCGTTGCAGTCCAGTTATCCAACGATTGAACTGGACGGTGTAACTGTAGAGACTATTCGGTGGGCGCAACGAAAAATGATTGAGGAAGAACGCATGATAGCCTTGGCGGCCAAACATCCCACGGTAGCTGATGCCTTGGCTGCACAACAACGAGCCGAAGAAGCTGTGCGTATTGCAGTGGCCTTGTGTGACATAAAATGAGTGCAGATATTGACATTGACATGCCCGATAGGCAACAGGTACTGAATCTAATTCAGCACACACCTGCACGACAAGATGCTGCAGGACGAAAGCACAACTCGGGTATCTATGTTACTGATATCCCACAAGATCCCATTCACGGATGTGCCGCAATAGATTACGAAGCTGCTGAACAACGTGGATATTTCAAGCTGGACTTTTTGAACATGAGTGTGTATCAGCTGATTCAAAGTCCCGAGCACTATGAACAAATGCTTGCAGCAACTCCGCCTTGGCAGCGTTTATGGTCTGACGCTGCATGGACTGGTCAATTGGTTCATGTGGGCAACTATTATGATCTACTGAAAGAAATGAAGCCAGACAGTATTGTTAGAATGGCAGCGTTTATTAGTATAATTCGCCCAGGCAAAGCACACCTACAGCGTAAACCCTGGGACGAGGTGTTTGACTCAGTCTGGGATGGTGATTCAAGTCGAGGCTTTGTTTTCAAGCACAGTCATGCTATTAGCTATGCAGCTCTGGTGTCATTACACATGAACCTACTGGCCAATCCTGTTGTCGCCACGTGCGCCCCCACACCGTGATTTCGTGTGGTGAATCAGCAGCTTGCAGCATCAAATCCCAGAATTTATGATATTGTTGTCCAGCAGCTATACCTAGTTTATTGCACAGATAATAACTACCACCAGGCTGAAACAATTCTTTGTAGCTGATGATCAAATGAGGATGCGGTAACGCCGTGGGCACCAGTACACGATTTCTTTTCAGTTGACTCTCAAAGAATTCAGATCGTGTTTGATCAGTTATATCTTCTATCTTTGCTATGCCATCGCGTACAATTACTTGATCAATGTCCCAATGAAGTGATTGTTGTTTTTGTCCCATGGTAGCAGTCCAGCTGCTCAACAATGTCTTGACTCTATTTTCCCAGAATACTTTTGCAACATGCTCTGGTTCAACACTGATATGGCATATGTTCACCAATCCTGAATCAATGTAGCTATCTAATTTTTCTAGTTTACAAGGGTGCCATGCCCCGGCCAATGTCAACTGTGCTGCAGGACTTAGTCTATATTCATATGTTGATAGAACTTCATCTATGTCAGTGTTGTTTCTAAACTTCTTGGTCACACGCATCCTGCCATTGCTTTGACCAGTTTCGGGGTTGATATACCAAAAATTGTTTACAAAATCAGGTAGCGTTCCTAACCATCCTGCTACAAAATCAACTCTGGAACCAGGTTGACCAGAGACCATGACCAACTTAATGGGTGTTTTCCTCAGCATAAATTAGGTTAATCGTCGTACCAAGGTGATTGATTTTCGTTTGCTTTTTCTTCTAGCAATGTCTGCTAAACTGCATACAGGACCATGTACTATTTCTAAGTCTTTGTTGACAAAAGTTCTCAAGCAAGGTTTGAATTCTTCCCAATCTCCTCGCAAGAATATGTTTATGGGTATGCTTCTGTTGCTTTCCCACCACCATATGTTGGCCAAATCTAAAAATCTACGTTTTTGTAATTGATCTTGTATGGTGCCGAAGTCGTAGATAGTTGTAACAACATCGTCTTGATTTGCACTATACCCACGTATTCATTGTTGGCATAAATGCACAATGTGATGAACGGATATTTGTCAGTTAGCTTTTTAAATAAATCATTGCCCATAAATATTAGTTGGAGATTCCTATGTACTCAACCCCGGCGTATTTATATCAGCAGATTAACCGAATATTATTGATAGACACCAGTGGTGTGGGTGATGTTTTCAAACGGAGGTGGGACCCTGTGTATTCTAAAAAATTAACCATTAACAAAGGCGTTGACAACGTGCTTTTGTTTGAATTTGTAAATCAAGATCAAAAACCCGTGAACATCACTGGCAGCAATTTTGTGTTCAGATTGATCAATCGCTCCGGAGTTGAACTACTGTTTTCTAAAGAAATGGTAACCCTTAACGCCACCTTGGGACGAGTCAAAGTCACTATTACTGCAGAAGAAACTGATATTTTGCCAGCTGAACTTGCTAGTTACAGTGTAGAAAGATTCAGTGGCAACCTGGCTGAAGCAGTATTTGTCAACGCCCAGGCCCAAGCACGGGGAGATGTTGATATTTTTGACAGTGTATTCCCTGCATTTGTACCCAGTCAAACCTGCACAATTCCCACTATCTATGGTACACCTACCTACCCAAACCCTGTGAGTCAGACAGGTTGGCCAGATTGGGCCAACCCACAACCGCCTACTTTTATGACTCCTGATATTGAACACTACACCAGTTTTGTACCAACAACAGGCGCTGGATTAACCACGTTCCAACTGGAACTGGATCATTACACAGGCAATATTAAACCTCAAGCTGCTGAAAATTATCAAAGCAATTGGTTCAATGTGGGACCAATCTACAGTTACTATGATAAAACAGGTGTAGTACATATCAATGTAGAAGGTTATCATCCATTGCTTCGTTTGAGTTTAAACAGTTGGGGCGGTATTACTCCTAGTATGGTTGCTACAGCAACAGCATCATCCGTCAATGGCGTAATAACCAGTATTCAAATTACCAATGCAGGTTCTGGGTACATTGCTGCCCCCAACGTCACAATTGTGGGCCTGGGTTCTGGTGCGATTGCACAAGCAGAAATTATCAACGGAAGTGTAT